AGAGTTTGAGCACCTGCCAGAGATGAAATCACCTTTGTGGCATTTTGTTGTCCAACTCTGACTTTGATATCTGCCATCTAAGTTAGCGTATTCAGATCTAAAAAGTATTTATATTTACTATGATGTTATCTTTGAAGCAAGGTCATTTAACATAGATTTAAGAGTTTCAATTTCATTTTTCATGTTATCTAATTCTGCTTGTTTATCAGAATTAACTCTCTTAGTGTTCATATAATTTTCATATGCAGTAGTATCAGTATTCACTATTGCATTTGTATTTTCATCACGATACAAATTTTTATGCCCTTCAACAGGTTTCATACTATTTTACCTTATGCTAGTGCAATTACTCTATAGTCTTTGATTCTAACAAAAATTGCTTCATTTGTTGATGTCATCACTATTTTAATAACAAATCCACTAAACTGTTCTAAATTATCAGCCGTGAATTGATACTCAGAGAATTCATCAAATCTATTAGGTGTTACATATGCATCTGCTCTACCATCACTATCTGCAGGATCAATAACATCATTACCAAATCCATCACCATCAGTATCAATAAGATTATTATAACCAGGAAATGGTCTGTATGTTGAAGATACTTCAGTAGAATCTGCTGTGAATAATCTATAAAATACTCTAAAATCAGTCTCTGGTTCAGCACTTGCAGCAATCAAAACTTTTAGAGATGTGGCTGGTTGTTCTAAATCAACTCTTTGGGATACAAATACTGAACCGTGAGGATCATTTAATAACTGATTTGTACGGGAATCTGTTGCATAATTATCTCTACCTATAGGATTATTAATCTTATTTCTTGCAAAATTAAATGTTGCATTCTTCATATCTATAGAAGGTGATAAATTAGGATCATCAGATGTCATATTAATATTCAATGAAAGTGATTTTTGTCTTGGGATTGACGTTAACTTATCTTCATTGACTGTCGATGCAACTAATCTAGGAGAATCGAAGAATGTGAATGCATTTAATGCTGTTGGTTCAAATCCTTGATCTATAAATGATACCTCATTACCACCTGCACTTGTTCCACTAATTGTTCTTATAGTGCTATTGATAGCTGTAGCTGTACCTGGTGTGATGAAGTTAATTTCAGGTTCAAATGAACTAAACTGATGATTTTGTGAAACTGCAACATTATTTCCACCAAATGCTTTTTCATCTCTAAAACACATTAATTGATTTCCAGTTCTTGTGGTAATACCAGCTGTATTGACTTCAAGATAGTAATTATCAATGCCCATTGCATTCTTAAGAGTTGTATTTGTAGGAATTGTATGGGTTGTATTAATTCCAACTAAAGGTATTCCTGCTGCCTCATATGTTTGAATGCTAGAACCTTCATCGTGAGGTAGAGCAGTTGTATTGAGTATACCTCTAGTTAAGGTAAGTTGTCCTGTTCCTATAACATAAGATACTATTTCTTCCTCAATAAGTGCTTCACCCCTATCTACTGTTATTCCACCAAATTTAGTAAATGGGGTAGTATTAGCAACTGAAACCACTGTACTTTCAGCAGTTAACTCAGAAGTTGAAGGAACTATCTCTGTATCTGGTATTACATTTTCAATAACCACTTTATTTGTTGCTCCATGATGTGCGTGGTTGTACTGTATGACCTCAAACACATTACCCGCATACAAATCACCATTTACAACTGAATCACCATTTACAGCGACATTAGTTGCAACGGTTCTAGTATCATTATTTGCACCATATTGAATCAATGTTTCATTATTAGTAAATTTCTCTCCCTGAACATCAGTTAGATAAAGAGTATCAAATGTAGAGTTAATTGCTGCAATAGCAAATTTTAGTCCTGTACCTCTAGTTACTTTTGCATCAGAGTTATCAACTGTTAAAACATCTCCAACTTGATATCCAGTACCTGCTGCATTTATTACAACATTTGTAATCACCTCATCAGTGACTGTAATATTGACAGTACATCCACTTCCACTTCCAGTCAAAGAGACTGTTGGAACAGCAGTTGTACTACTGAATGCATATCCACGTCCACCTGTAACTAGATCAGGAGATGCAATAGGAGCACCTTGTCCTTCAATAATACCTGTGACTGCTTGATCCTCTGGTAAATTAGCAGCACCTGTACTTACTTTTCTACCGATTGGAAATACAGCATTGGTTCTTGTTCCAGAACCATCAATAGTAACTTTTAATTTTCTAGGTAATGAATGAAGTGGGTTATGAATTAATGATTGAGTATTTAAATTACCTGGTTCAATCGGAGTATTATAAAGTGTAACAGTTCCTGATTCAACAAATTCTGCCTTGCGAAGTTTGAATGTTAAATCTTGATTTTGACTTGGTGTCCAAATTGAACCATTCTGTGATTTAAACAAACTACCACCAAGATATTGTTTTGATACAACCACATTTTGTACATCAGGTAATTGTGCAGTCTTAACTGATTTTTCACCCATTGTTGCACACCACATAGTATATTTGTCAGATGCTGGACATAAGAACACTATGCAATATTCTTCAGATGGTGCCAAATAAATTGGAGATACAAATTTGAATGTCGTTGGTACTGATGCATCATCAGACACATTAATATCTGCAGGATTGACTACAATTTCTGCAAAATCTTGAACTAAAACTTCAGTTGGAGTACCTAATTCCATAGTTCTTAATTGAACTGTTAATTTTGCATTCTCATCCTTAGTTGCAAAATAAGCATCAAATGATGTTAAGAAAGCACCAGTTTCATTCACTGTGAACGATTGTGCTAAAGGATCTCTTTTACCTGCTCTTCTTCTTCTCCTTCTTCTTCGACTAGTTACTGAAGTTGTAACTTGATTTTTAGTAGTTACTTTTATTTCATTTTCTTTATCGGCAGGACGAGGTGGATTTCTAAGTTGTACAACTTGATTTGTTTGAGTTAATATTGTTCCAGTTCCAAGATAAGATCCGACTGCACTACTCGCTAACGGTAAATCCGAAGGTAATGGTATTGCTCCATCTTTAGTTGAAGTGACTTTAAATTCTAGTGTTCCTGAATTAAACAAAGTAGGTGGTTTTGGTTTTTTATTAGCATCTCTAAAGAAGAATGCACCCATTACATCTCCCCAATTATCTGAAAATAGAGTTACATTGGTTACTTTTGCAACTGCACCACTTGTCTTACCAGTTAATTTTGCTTTTTTGACCAAGTATCCAAAATATTTTTCATTATTAGCAAGTCCTACTATATCAACGTTGAACAACCTTGATGTAGCAGAGTAAGTTGCTGATGGAGCAGGTCTTGTAGTATCAAAAGGATCAATAATATATTTTTCAACTGATGATGCGGGAGCACCTAACCCTGATGTAAATTCTGGTCTACTTTCATCACCAAATTTATGATTTGGTTCTTGAGATCTCATTAAACCAATTTGTTTTCCACCTTTTTCAACTTTTATATCTTCAAAAACAGAAAATGTACCTGATGACATTTCAATTTCAACTAATTTTGGTACTATATCAGGAATACCACTATCTAAGAAATGATAGTGTTTTGTGAGAGGTTTTAAACCAGATGCTGCAAAAGCAACGTTACGAGACCTCATATGAGGATCAACAGTACTTGTTACTTTTGTACTTTCGATATAATCTCTTTCTTCTGAAGGTCCTTTTAAAACATTTGTAAAAGATATTTCTTTTGTTCTAGTTACTTTTGTAGTATTTGTAGTAGTGGTTGTTGTTGTGCTACCAAAGCGGTTAATATCTACAGTTGTTTTTGTTGGTCCTTTTGTTGTTTTATCAGATACAACATTTGATTTTTCTACCCATCTTGCACCAGTGGACTCTACTCTCTCATTATTGATGTATATTGTTCTTGTCCAGTTATCAGATGGAGGATCTAAATGAACAACACCATGAAAAGCAATTACATTAAATGGGTTTACATTTTCAGTTGTAGTTGCTTGTGGATTTTCAATCCAATCTTTCTCTTTATAATCTAATGTAATAAAATCTCCAGTTTTTCTACAATTAGGATCTAAAAGTTTAATATTTGAGTTAGTATCAGCATTAAGTATATCAACACCTTCGTTAAATGCAAGTTCAGGATTCATTGACCAAAAATCTATTGCACAATATAATTCTCGATTTGTTACATCTACATCACATCTAGAACCACCTTCAGCACTAAAGTCAATAAATGCTCTATCTTTAAAGTCATTTACAACAAAACCAGTTTTAAATCTGTTTAAACCATCAGCATCTTTAACTTGGAATGATTTTGTATCTAATTCAAGAGCACTCAATGATGTGATTGCTTCTAAATTTTCAATTCTCTTCTCAAGTGCACCAATATCTCGCATTGTAAATCTACGATTATCACGTAATCTTATTTCTGCATCTCGAACATCATACAAATAAGGTGGTAATAATAATTGTGCAACTTCCATTGCATCAGTATTTACTGATGGTAATTGTGGATATTCTGATGGTTCTCCTCTAACAACCATTGCAGATTCATCTTTATCAATTATAACCTTATCAATTCTACCCAAATAGTAATTAAATCCAATTAAAGAACTTTCATTTGGAGTAATAATAAATGGATTTGTTGAATCAAATGACCTACTTGTAAAAGCAAATGGAGACTTATCACCACTAGGTGTGAATTCGGATACTCTAGGACGATAATCAAGTATATCAGACGCTCTATTCAAACCTACTAATGGAATATCTTTAGAATATCTTTCTTTAGTATATGAATTTACTGTAAATAAATCACCACTATTTCCACTAGCGACTTGATATTGATCATATATTATCAATAATTTTTTTGA